ATGTTTCTTGATATGCGCACAAAACTCAGATCCAATTTCAAAGAGGGAATCCATATACACTCCGCCAAATCGGTGTAAAATCTCGTATCGCGCTAGATCAGCAACTTGTGCGAATCTAGACTGACCGATATCCTCACCAGTTTCAATGGCAGTTTTCATATAGTACCAAGTTAATGGAAAGTTTTCGAGCGTCAGTTCTGTGTTCGTCCATAATTTATATGCGAACCCGTTCTCTTCGGCTACTTTTTTGACTCCAGCCATCAAATTGTATCGCACACTCGTTTTCGCTAATGGAGTCCCAAACCAAATCTGGTGAATTACCGGAGTTATAACCTTATGGTATTTGAGATAGGGTTTCTCATGGAAGTAGTGTTCGCGCTCAAGTTTCCGTAACGATGATCCTTTATTTTTATAGATCTTATTGCAGATATCCTGAGTCGCTTTATAGAACTGCAACTGTTCCTTCTTTTCAGAAAGTTCAGAAGCACTCAAAGTATGTCCTCCAGTAAAAAACTTAGATTCTGGAAATCGCTCTTTCACCATGCGGTGAACCTTACGATGATGAGCGTGTCCGTATTCTCCTGAAGCATTATGCGTCAAAACTAACTTCCATTCCTTTTTTGTAAGTTCATCAAGCGCTTTTTCAAAGACTGAACCGTCATAGAGTGCATCGGCTTCCTCGTCTTCTTCTACATATTTATCTTCTACATCAAACATCACAAACTTTGTCACGGCAGCATAAGACATAGTTCTGAAAAATTCGCGAGAACGTACGGGATTGTTTATGTTGGTCGAACAAACCACAAACCATCCTGTTTGTAACATTAAATTAAATCCACCCCAAAGAACTTCGTCATCGGGATGGGCGACGACAAGTAATTTGTCGACTTCCATTATCTATGTATTAGAGATCCTTTAGTTTGAGTCGGGTACTTGAAGTTTAGTTTGAGTCGGATACTTGAAGTTTAGTTGGAGTCGGGTACTTGAACTTTAGTTCGAGTACGCTAGGCCACCCATTCCGGACATGACGCGGAGAATGTTGTAGTTGACGGCGTATACGCGTACATCATATGTCTTATCAACGACCTCATTCATAGTTACATTACCGCTCATGCTCATTACAATAGTAGCCGTATCAATGCGTGAAAAGTTGCAAGTACCTGATGGCTGGTGCTCCTCGGGGCGCAGAGCAAAAGAGTACAAGTAAATACCGGACTGGTGAATTGGTAGACCCGTCGAAGACTGAACGGTAGCACAAAGACCAGTGTGGTGCTGGTAGGCCTGCACTGTGTTGAAGTAGTCGCCATAGCGCTTGGATAGACGGTCCTGACCGTTAATTTGTAGGTGCTGCTCAAAAACGGCATCGACATCGTATGTGAATGGCTGTAGACGAGTTGCCGAGCGTCGGAGCGAGCTCTGTCCTGTCAGAGGAAGCTTGCAGTTCGTGTACTCTGAAGGCTGTACAACCCACACAATCTCCTTGACTGGGTGATTGAATGTTAAGTCAATACGGTTATTGTATGATGAAATACCCTTATCCTCGTTGTACTGCGTCTGCTCAATGAGGTACTCGTGGGACTGCTGAGCCATACGACGGCGCTCCTCAGTATCGAGGTAAATGTAATCTACATAAATCGCAGCCTGAATTGGCTGGGTAGGGAATGAGACACCGCTTGAACCATCGGCAAAGTTATTTGTAAAGTTTCCCTTAATAAAATCAACCGAGTTCCACTGGAGATCAATCTTGACCTCATGGTACTGTAAGGCAATAAGTGGTAGGGCAGCACCAGGGTTGCGCGTGTAGAAGAAGGTGAGTGGGATGTATAGAATATTGGGTAGTGACTGGTGTCCCGAGTTTCCAGCACCGGTGTTGCAGACGGTAGAACCATCCGTAAGTGTTACCGTTGTATTTAATACATTCGTGTTGCCATTAATATCATTCGTGTAAGCCTGGGAAACCGCACCGGTTACATTAGGACCAGCGCCAACCATGTTCCAAAGCTTCTTGGAAGTAGTTAGATCGCTGGACAGAGCATCCCATAAATATAGCCACTCACCGTACAAACGGTCGATCGCCTGTCCGCCAATGTTGAGTTCTACATACTTGATAAGATTGTAACCTAGACGACCCTGATCGTTATTGAATAGTCCAGTGGGCATGACAACTTCTAGGTAAGTTGTGTATAGGAGATCGGCATGGCGACCTAGAACGGCTGAATGCTTAGTACCCCAAGCAGCCTGGCCAGTAAAATTCACGCGAAAAGGCTCCATCGCGAAGTTGGTGTGGCGCTTGAACAGACCCTTCCAGAAGGTAATCTGAGGATTCCCGGAAAGGTATGCATCTTGGGCGCCGTAGGCTACTAATTGAAGCAATCCTCCACCCATTTTGTCTTTATATGTTCCTTACACTCTTTTTTTCTGAAAATGCCTACTTGCGACGGCGCTGAGTCTTTCCTCCTTTGCGTCCACGGCGGCGTCCAGCTACCGCGGGACTTACTGGGGAAGTAGACGGAGAAGCCGTGGGTGAAGTGGGAGAATCACCGCCCTTGTGCTTCTTGTACGACTTCTTAGCCTCTAGAATCACCTTCTTTAGGCCATCACCCTTCTTGTAGGTGCCGCGGCTCTTCATTGTCTTCATCGTGCGCTTGACATGCATGAGCCACTTGTTTGCCATTTTGTTTTAAGGTATAGATTTTATACTACAACATCATAGATCGGGCTCGTTTTACGCATGGGCTGAAAAGAAACTGAAGGATCCGGTAAAGTGGGTTTCTTGAACTTTTTGGGACGCAGAGGTCGTAGTGGAGCTGGTTTTAGGACTAGACTGTTCTCCTGGAACTCGCCAATATAGTTTTCCATTGCTGTATCGACGGATCCATAATTCATCATAATCCACTGGCATCCGTAAGAAAAGAGGATTTGGGGATTAAAATTGACCAAGTCATCCCCAATATCGGGAACAACCATGGTAATATGGTTACGGTTATTGTTAATTAATTCATCCGAATCATGAGGCTGCGAGGCTTGAGTGTAAGTCAATCGCCTTAAATGAGATGTAGCCCAAGAAATATTGATGAGCTCTTCCATGAGAGTTCCTTTCACTTCGCCACCCGAAACAATAACAAGTTTGCGCTGGAGATTGCACACTGGCTCTACCACCAAATTGCGGCGCTGATAACTGTATTCGGTATCAAGTAAATATGGTCGGCAAGTTGTTTTGAGTATTTCGGCACATGCATTCAAAACGGTCGTTTTGTTCGTATGAAACACCAAGCTTAAAATGAATGGATCAGACGATACGGGGGAAGTGACAGAGTTGAAAGCAGTATTGCCCAAAGCTACACAACAAGCTTCAAAAGGGACAGTATTATAAGCGTAATCTGTTCCAAGGTTCTGATTTTTCAAACCAACAACCGGTTTATCAGATTCATCAGCATACACATCCAGTTCTATCATTCGTGCACCCGATTTTACAACTAGTGGAATAATCTGATCGGACACATAATCATAAATCTTGGCGCCTGGAAACACTGAATATGAAGAAGCCGCTACAAAGAAATCACACAGACGGTAAGCCGGCGTTTGTGGGCATCCTAAAGGTGCAAGTTTTGTAACCTTCTCGTAGGCTGCAAAGTTTGGTTTCGCAGAAGCCAAAGCTTTAGATTCGGATGGCGTGAATGATAAGTACAACCAATAGCCGATTACGACGATTAGTAGTGCTATTAGAGGTGCTGACAATGAGAACCAGTCCATTGTTATTTAGTCCACGAATTAATAGATCCAATTACAGCCCATAGAAGAACAATCATAAAAGCAGCGACTGTTCCTATAATAATGTATTCTCGAGCACCCATTAATAAGTATACCACGAATTAATAGCCACAAAAAAACAATAGACAACTGCTCCAATACATGCCAAAACTGATATTACAACAACATATTCGCGCCAACCCATTTGTGATTATATACGAAAGAGAGCTCCACGAAAGCCACGCACAACTTCATCGGGAACTCGTTTCTTCATTGGGATACCCAATAAACAGCAGTAATGAAAGTATAGACTGTACATTCCACACTCCGAGTTTTCATACTGGTGACGAGTTTTATTGTAGGTTGTAGCCATTGGCTTGGAATGAATGTTCGTAGCATCCCACGCCGTCTTCCATCGTTTCATTAAATGTATAATTTCTTTTGAGGGTCGATCAGCATACGAATCAAAGAAAGTTATACGGGGGAAAACTAGTTCAGGACGAATATCGCAATACAGGGCAATCCAATGTTGACCCGGACCAGTACTGACATCAGTATTAAATACTATTCCGATACGGCGATATCCTTTTTTATACAATCCTTCAATATTGAGCGAACACAGCGAGTTTACAATACACGATCCAGTCGCTGACTCTTTTCCAAAATCTATAGGGACCGTTCCCACATAATAATAATCTGAAAATACAGTGGCAAACTGTTTCTCGACAGCATCGATATCGACAGACGATAACCATTCTTCAGGGTTACCTTTCCAGGCGTCGGGAGCCTTTGGTTTGGTAAGTAATGAATTGATTATACATTCTGCTGCACCCGAATCACATTGGTCGTGAAGTCGTTTTTGTATGTTCTTCCATACTGTTTGAGCGTTTCCTTTAGGGATAGATTGCTTGTGTTCTTTATTATACACTTTACGCAGATTCTCGATTTCTATCTCGTCGAAGAACATTATATTGAAAATGGATAAGTTTCTTAAAGCCTTGGAATCATCTAAGAATGGAAGAGGCAATTAAAGATCTAAAACGATGTGTGAAACAGTATCGTGAGGTAGACAATGAGCTTCGTGAACTCAATACTGAAGTGTATGCTAAGCGTGAGGCTCGTAAGATTGTCGAGATGGAACTCGCTGACCTAATGAAGGTTGAAGAGTTTCGGGATTTTCGTAAACTAAAGATTGAAGAGGATGGATCAACTATCACGGTTCAGCGGCCTCAGGAATGGTCAAAGCCTTGGTCTCTATCAAAGAAGGATCTTAAGGATCTGCTTGAGCGCTACTTCAATTCAACAAATGTCCCAAGTGCTGAAAAATGCTTAGAGTTCATTCTAGAGGCTCAAAAGACGAAGCTTGTTTCGTCAGAGTTCAGTTTCACTCGGGCTGTTCCTGAAGAAGATTAGCTAATAATAATGTAATGGAAGATTCTCCTATAGAAATCAATGCTTTAGAACCAATAGGACGAAGATCTGCAAGAAAATCAACTCCTTCAGCTAAAAAACTTGAAGATATAGCTGCTAAATCCGAAATAAAAACTAAAAAGATTGCAAAAGCAAAAGATAAAGATTTGGCAACAAAAATTAAGCAAACACTTTTTCAATTAAAACGATCTATTTATGATCCGCCTAAAGATGTAGCTTGTTATGATAGAAGCGCAATTGTTATGGCAAGGTATCTGTTTGGAGAAGAAGCAGTTGAACTTTTTAATAATGGATTGAAAGATGAAACTGGACAAATAATTATTAAAGGAAAAAAACGAGTTCGTAAGATTTGGGAATTAGCTACTCCAACATCTCAGTGCACGAATGTTATTGGCGAATGGAAGAAAGGAATACCATGCTGGATTTGTGGAACGGATATTGTTTCAGGGACAGTTTTAGGAGGTGTTAAAGGTAAGAGGACAAGACCACTATCTATAGACATACCAAGTGACGACGAATCTGAAACTTCGGGGATTGGAACCGAACCTGCATGCGAACACATCCTTCCAATCGCCCAAGCTAGGTTTTTCCTAGATTTATACGACCCAAAAATTGAGAATGTTACAGCTGGAAAAACGAAAGCTCTAAAACTTGAATATGAATGGGCACATCAGTATTGTAATATGGTAAAAAGTGATGACCAGTATATTCAAAATATCGGATCGTATGATGAACCAGTATGGGAAGTTGACCAAAATATGATTGCACTTAATTTAGGTAAGATTTATCAAAACTTTGACAATTCTTCATATCAAGCGCGATTCAATGAAGGCAAGGAGATCATTAAAGCCAATATCATGAAGGATTATTTAACTGAGAGAAATTGGAAGTCTCAGCGCTTACAGTTTATGACTGATCGAGTTCAAAAGATTGTGGATTTTATCAATAAAGGAAGTGTTGAATTAGGTCGACTAATTGAATTAGCTGGAACATCTAAATGTATTGACCCAAGAAATCTGCACGAGAATATGATTCAAATCTATGAAAGTTTGCAGGAAAAAATAGGGGAAGTAGATTTATCACCCAAGGAAGAAGCCAAAGCTCCATACGAAAATCAGTTAAAGGAAGGAGAAGAACTTGCAGTTAGTGGTCTTCTTCGCTTAAGTGCTTCCGAAGAAGATGATACTCCCGAAAAGAAAGCGGCAATGACTTTATGGTTTTTAAATCCAACTACTGTCGATCCTTCTCCACAAAAATGGTCGTTTTTATTTTCAAGTTTATCTGAAGGACCTACAAAAGGAGGAAAGACTCGTCGAAATATTCGTACGAAGAAGTAATGGCACTTGCATTTGTGACTGCGCAACTTCCTGGACTTATTGAAAAGTATGAGCCAGCTATAGAAGAAAACCTTACCGCTGCTTTAACAACACTCAAGGAATCTGATTCCATAAATGCCAAACTTTTTTTAGATAACTGGCGTAAACTTGATGTGGTCGTTGAACGAGTTTTAGCATCTAAAGCTGCTGGCAAAAAACGAACTTTAAAGCGCAAGAACCGTAAACACTAAATGGCAAGTCCAATTCTTTATAATCCGTTCAATCCTAAAAATCGCCTGTTTACCAATACAGATATCCATGCGATTCTTCTGAAGCATAATTCTGATTACAGAGTTCAAAAAAATGAACTGTTTCAACAAGCTATGGTTCATTCTTCGTATGTAAAGCGAGCAGAGTATACAAGCCCTACCGGCGAATCCGCTCAACTTGCAGAATGTCCAAAACACTGTCTAGGATTGTTCGATGAATCATATGAGCGTTTGGAACATCTTGGAGATTCGGTTCTTGGGGCGTGTGTTTCCACATACCTCATGAAGCGGTACCCCGAAGAGAATGAAGGGTTTATGACAGATTTGAAGAAGGAAATTGTATGTAACGAAATGCTAGGTCAGCTCAGTCAGAAAATTGGGTTGGACAGGTTCTACATCATTTCACGACATAATGAAGATGTGTGTGCTGGTCGAACGAACTTCAAGAAACTAGGAGATATCCTAGAAGCATTTCTTGGAGCACTGTGGACAGATTCTGATGATTTCAAAGTAGTTTACGAGTTTGTCATCTGTTTGATTGAACGGTATATCGATATCCCCAAAATCCTGATGAATAACCGTAATTTTAAGGAACAACTTCAAAAACTGTATCAGGCAAAGTTTCACCATACTCCAACATATTTGGCTTTAGCTTCTTCCCTAAACTCGTATACTATGGCAGCTATTGACGAAAAAGGCAACCATCTAGGGATTGGAACGGCTCCTACAAAAAAGCAAGCCGAGCAGATGGCTGCAAAACATGCAATTGAACGCCTTACGCCAAACTAATCTTCTTCTCACGAGGAACATGGCGGACCAGGAGTTCGCGACCAGTTCCAGCAGCTGCTGGAGTTCCTTCAATTGCCTGCATAACTTCGGCTACACGCTGAGGTTGATCAGCAAATTGTAGAAGCAGCTGAGTGCGAATAGTATCGCGACGGAGAGCAGGACGAGATGTACGAACAGACCGACTAAGACCTCCCTTCCCTTCAATCGCAAAGTTATCAACCTGATTATCACGCATATACTTCAGGATATCATCGGCACCCTTGCTTTTTTGATCCTTGAGTTCCTTAATTTGCTTACGAAGTTCGCGCTCCTGATCATCGGCAGCAATCCAGCTTTTTAGAATCTCCTTTACTTTGTCCGTATCTTGCGCATGGTCTTCCTCGGCCATTTAGCTTTATTATGTTTCCTCGTTGAAAACCTCTTGCCGCCAGTTTCTTGCGACATTTTTGAAATGTGTTCGAGTTTGTTGATGGCTTTCACCATTGGAGGACCCATCACAGGAATAGCGTTAACAAGATGAACCGCTGCTTGTCCAAAATCGTCCTGCGTGATAGATAGTGCTGCACCAGATAAAGCCGCAGGAACAGTGCCTATCATAACCATAGCTGCTCCAGGAGCACTGCCAAGTTCTCCGATATTATTGGCAGCTGAAACACCAGTTTCAATTGCTGCATGGGTCGTCGCTAATCCTAATTTTCCATATGGAACAATGCTTTCGATTGTTTGTTCTGTTCCTGCGAGTCCATCTTTCAGTCCATTTGCAATGCCTGAAATAGGAGTTGGGTCCCACGATTGGATGTAAGAAATAGCACTACGAATTGCACCGTCAGTTACAGGATACTCTAAGCCCCCGTGCATGTTAAAAGCTTTTAGAAGAGCCTTTGCAGACTTCTCGGTAAAAATAGGTTTTGTGCGTTTTTTGTCGTAAAATGCAGATTCCTGAATTTCTTCGGAAGTCTTGAAGTTCTTTCGTTTCAAATAGCGAACAAGATTCATAAGTTTGACAGTTCGTTCAGCCAACATCGTCTTGGAACTTCGTTTAATAGCATTGTAAAGTTTGCGTTCTTTTTGACTGAGTGGCAAGTCTTCGTAGACCCACACCATTATTTAATACTTACAAAACAATGGATGAAGAGTTTGGCAAGCTGGCTTCTTGGAACTCACAATTAGAAAAAGTCATTGCCGCCGAAGGGGAGCGATCATTGTGCTTTTCATGGTTACATGATCGCTCAGAAAAACGATATTCGTCTTTTAGCACATGCATAACTTTGCCGTCTATTGTGTTGGCGACTATTTCGGGATCCGCATCGATTGGTATTGGTCAATTTATTCCGGATCCTAAAGTTGGGAATACCGTTATTGGAATCCTAACTTTATCAGTAGCTATTTTGACTACGGTTTCAAGTTATTTTGCTTGGTCTAAGCGTTCGGAATCTCATCGCATTGCCACAATTACATACAAAAAACTGTACCGGTTTATTCTGATTGAGCTTGCACTAACTCGGTCAGAACGTATGTCGCCAAAAGAAATGTTAAAGGTAGTCCGAGATGAAGCTCAGCGAATGGCTGAAATCTCTCCGCAAATTCCTGACCCAATAATTGCGGAGTTCAAGGTGAAGTTTGGAAAGACAACTCCTGAAGTCACAAAACCTGAAATTACGAATGGACTGGACCCAATATATGTATATCCAGCCGATGTGGATTCTCCAATGATTAATGGAAAACCCGCACGAGCTGAAGATATGTTAGACCCAATGTATCGCACTCCAAAGCCGAGTATAAATATTCCAGTTCCACCTCAGACTCGAGTAGCGTCATTCCTTAAAATTTCCACCGACGATCGCATTCAAGACAGTTCACAAAAGTCGTCATCGGTTCATCCGCTGAGCGAGTCTGCATCTGATAATAATCACACTTAGCCTTCTTCTTGCACACCGAACACCACAAGAAGATAGATGCACTGTCGTTCTTGGCATACAACTTCTTTTCCGATTCGATAATTTTTTCGATGGCTTTTTTCCATCGAGCAGGACACATATCCAAAGCAGTCATTTCAGCAAATGCTCGTGGCGTGATTTCTCCATTTTTTAGCTTTGTAGCCCAATCTTCGCAATTTTGGACATATCCTTGCATACCACGAAGATTCTCATACAATGAAATAGCACGGCTTCGGTACATGTTCCAAAAGATCCGGTTACTCCAATCGACTTCCATGTTTTCCTTAATTGCTTGGTCAATCACTACATGAAGCACGCTCTCCTCGACTTCGGCTGCAATTTTAGAATCCAACACTTCAGTAAAGTTCTCAATAACTTTATTTCGTAGCGGACACTCGATAAATACATTCTTTGATCGAGAATGAATGGGTTTTGAGATTTGAATAACATCGCGTTCCTCATCACTAGCGTCTCCGCCACCATCATCGTCATCCAGTTCGAGATCTTCATCATTTTCTCCCACATCTTCCTCCTCGTCATCTGCAAAAGTCCACTCTTGATACAGAGTTTCATATTCAGATGCTTTCAGATTTGTATATGCACTAATATGTGGGTCATAGGTATCCTGATCTTCATTTGCCGATGCTAGAATCACAATAACACCGGAATATGACTCTTCATCAAATGGCGCTGGAAGCATATGTGCGTTCTCGTCCTCATCTGAAGTATATGCGAACACAGAAAGCCATCTATCTTCCTTCAGAGGATCCTGGATCTTTCCTTGGAACTGAATATCGGTATTCTTGTACTTCTTACGAATCCATTCAAGAACATCTGTGTTCTTGGCCGGAATTGTTATATCTGAAAGAACACCTGTAGTTGAAATTGAAACTCCCACCGTCATTGATGTTTACTGCATGATCCCATGTAAGTTCGTTTTTAGATTTATATTGGGTGTGCTTAGTATGGGAAAATGGATTCGATTAATATAGTTAATTAACTCTTAACTATGTCAACATACATCCCTCCGCACAAGCGATCTCAATTAGATACGAATAAGCCTCCATCATCATCTTCGAGGCTACAGCGTCATCAAACTTTAGGTGTGCCTGACGATATGCCGCCGCGACACAACACGATGGCATCGCGACTTTCAACTGTTCAGGAAACAGTTCCAAAACACACAGTGCCATTACCAAAAATTAAGGAGAAGAAGCCTATTATAGTCGAAGCCCGAGAAGAGTCCGAAGAGGAACGTATTCCACCAAACGACGATGGCTGGACTGTTGTTGAAAAGAAGATCAAGATCAAGCGTGACAAGATTCAGGAAGCGCTTGATAATGGAGATGCACCTCTTTCCGATGAAGAGGAAGAACAAAGTTTCTGGAATGATGAGCCGGAAGAGTTCGAGACTTATTGGGATCGTAAGCCTTAAACTGACGCAGAGGTTATAGGAAGTGCCGGGTTATCATTAAATCCCACAAGTTTTCGGAGTTTAGAAGCTATCCATTGAGATAGCGTATTCAATGACATAATGAATGATATCTCTCCCGAATACAGCCATGCACCCCAAACACCTAATCCAAATGCTAAAACTAAAAGAATGGTATCTAACATTGAAATGTATCCATTTGCAGCTACTTGATTCGATGCCCAGTCTTGGACTGCTCCAAGCGTCGTCTTTTTAGTTTTTGCCGATTCTGCTCCTAATGGTGCCTGAACAACTGGTTTGGTCGGCGCAGTTTTCTGACCGGCACGACGGCACTTCATGTATGTCTTATTATCATGAGGCATGGGTCCGCCAGGTAACTGCTCAACATCATTATAAAAGATTTCACGATCACCTAGACCCTGAATAGGTCGTGATCCTGGATTCACATTTTTCACAAGTAAAGCAAAATCGTTCGAATCAATATTGATCATTGATTTGAATACCACCCATTTTACAGGATCACATCCTGGAGTGACTAAAGATCCATCATACACATAGTAAGATCCGGCAGGAGGAACCATCTGAAATAATCCCCAGTTTTCTCCTAAGTTTACAGGGGTAGATTCTACACTAGGATTTCCATACGGAATAAATGCATTGAAAAAAGAAGATGCACTTGATTGGTGAGGGTTTACTCGCACAAGCGTGCTCACACATAGATTCTTCCCCGTAGGGTTTGTGAACATTGCCACAACTTCAGCATCGGCCTGAATGTTTTCAATTGTGTGGTGGCTGGGGTGATTCACTAACAGAGCTTGGCAAGTATAGCCCTCTCCATTAAACTTGCACGAACCCAGACCTGCCGTATTTTGGAGGACCATACCTTCGTTAGAAATTGCGACAGTAGCTTGAGGAACATAGACATCATCAAATGTGAGTTCGCAAAGTAGATCGCAGGGTTTGGCTGCTGCCTGAGATAAGTTAATCGGGCTCTGATTAGCTCCTGAACAGTTCCCTCCCCACGAGGTACTTGAGCTATACAGACTCATTTGTAGTTTGGCATGATTTTGTATCTTGATAATTATCAATGGATCCGTGGGCAATAGCTTTTGTCACTTTATTAGGACTTATCGTAGTTGGAGGAACCGGGTTCTACTTTAAGGATTCAACAAATGTAGCAGTTGGTGGAATCTCCAAGTTTATTTTCTATATTCCAGTTGCGCTTCTATTGTTTGGTGCAATTGCAGATGTTATTTCACAGACTTTCAAGTTTTCAATTGGAAGTTTAGTCGGAGTTTTAGCATTAACTCTCAATGGATTCATTGGAATGTTTTTAGCTACCAAAACTGTGAGTGAAGTTGTTCAGGCGGTAGCTGCTGCGACCGCATTAGATGAGTATGGAAATCCAGTTGAAAACAATCCTTTCAATGGAGGAGGCCGCGACTTCTGTTCTTTCCCCGGACTGGAAAACTTCGATAACAAGTATGCGCCTCAGAACATTTTAGTGACAACTGCAGTCATGTTCTATTACATGATTGGCGAGTGGGATTCCGGAAACTCCCAGCGCACAGTTGTTCCTGGAGTTTCTCTATTCATTACTGTTGCTGCTCAGATTGGAATTATGTATTCTTCCGGATGCTTAGATCCTTGGTGGTCTCCTTTGGTAGCTATTGCTGGAGGAATAGCATCTGGAGGTATTGGGTATGGAATTGTTAAAGCGATCAATAAGAACAATTTACCGTTTATTGCGAACCAGTCATCAACAACAACTCCTGGAGGATTTGGTGCTGTGGAGGCACCTGTAGATGCAACAAAACCGGCCGACGGTAGCAAATGCGCAGAAGCTAACGGCGATGATTTTGTTTGCGACTTATACAAAAATGGGGAACTTATAACAACTACGGTATCTCAGACACAGCCTTAATTGCTCCACGAATCATCCTATGATATGTCA